AACGCCCCGAGGACGAGGGGCAGGATCTGCTGTGCGAGGCTGGCGAGCGGTGGCAGCAGGGTCTGTACGGCACCGAGCAGGGCGCCGCCGATCTGCTCCACCACGGGGGCGAGGGCAGCGGCGAGCGTGGTCATGATCGGCGCGAGGGTCGCGAGCAGCTCCGCGGCGATCGGGAGGACGGCCTGCACGAGGGTGCCGAACAGTCCGAGCAGCTCACCGAGTAGCGGGGCGAGGACCTCGAGCGTGGGAGCGAACGCCACGAGGGCGTCCGAGATGTCAGAGAACGCGATCTGCAGGCCACCGGCGACGGCCGGGGACGCGAGGACCCCGGCGAGGGTCTCGAGCAGGGTGCCGATCGCGAGGGAGGCGTCATCGAACACCGAGGCGATCACCGGGGCGAGCGCGGCGAGCATGCCACCGATCGCGGACATAGCCGGGGCCAGGTTGTCCATGGCCTTCCCGGCGCCGGCGAACAGGGTCCGTAGCAGGTCCTGCCCCATCGGCCCGCTGATCGCCGCATTGATGGACTCGAGGCCGGAGGCGAGGGAACCGAGGGTTGCACCTCCAACGGACATCGCGGCCTTGCCGATTCCGCCGATGATCCCGCCGAGGTCACCGAGGATCGAACCGAGCAGATGCAGCCCCTGGATCCCGGTGTCGATCCAGTCGAACATGGCACCGGAGTCGATCGAGGCCTGCACCCACGAGTCGAACCGGCCCGTAATGTCCGTGAACCACTGCGCGAGCTGTGGGAGGTACGTTGCGCCGGCGCCGGCGAGGCCGAGCAGTCCAGAGGTGAGGGACTCCATGCCGGCCGTAGCGAGTCCGATGCTGTCGGAGGTCGCGGCGAGAATGTTGCCGATCACCTCGAGTCCGCCGGTGGATCCGAGCACGCCAGCGATTCCGGCGAACATCCCGCCGAGTTGAGAACTGATCGCAGTAAGGCCGGTGCCGAGGGTCGGCAGGAGGTTGTCCACGAGGGAGCGGATCGGCTGCTCGGCGCGCTCCCAGAACGCGGCCGATACGGAGTCCTGCAGGGCCGTGAACTTGGGGCCGAGATCCGCGAGGACGGTGCCGGCGTCCTTGAGGGCGAGGACGAGGGCCACCACGCCGACTGCCATGCCGGCGAGGATCCCTGGCAGGACGAGGGCCGCGGGAGCTATCGAGGCGAGGGAAACGGCGAGAGAAAACAGGTTGCCGGCGCCGGCCATGGCAGCGGCCGCGAGGGTCGCGATCGCGGACGCGATCACGGCGACCTTGGGCGCGGACTTGACGAGCGCGGGGATCGCGGTTCGGGCGCGCTTCGCGGCCTTGTCGAGACCGGTTACGGCTGCGGCCGTGCGGGTCAGTGCACGCACACCACCGGAGCTGTCCCCGGTGACGCGTACCGACAGGATCGCCGTCTTACCGGCCACGGTGTCCCCCTTCCTATTCCTCGTCTTGCTCTGCGATCAGCTCGAGCGCTGTGGTGATGACTGCGGGGTCCTCGTCCACCCATGTGCTCACCGGGATTCCGGTACGGAGCGCGAGGGCGACGATGGAACGCATCAGCTCACCGGGTCCGTAGGGTCCTGCTCGGACGGCACCTCCGTCTCGGTCTCGTCCTCGTGCTCGGCGACCCACGAGGCGTCCGTGGTCGAGAACTCGTCCCACGTCCCCGCGTACTGCCCGGTCCGGTGCAGGGAGTGCCACACCATGAATGTCTGTGCGAGCAGCTCGTCATCGGCTGCCCATCCGCGGGCTCGTGCGGTCTTGGACCACTGGATCTGGTCGGGAATGCCGAGCTGTGCCTGCAGCTCGTCCCCGTTCATCATCAGAACGTCCACCTTGGGTGCCTTGATCGTCATCTCTTCCCCTTCACCTTTCGGATTGCTTCCAGTAGTTCTTTTTCGTAGATCGGGACCCACGTCGGCTCCGTTACCTGTGCGGCGCGGGTCATGAACGGATTGCCGCGGATCGGTCCGCCGGCCCATCCCTGGGCGGGGTTGGGTCGCGTGAGCCAGCCCCAATGGATCGGGCCGGCGTACGGGACGCGCTTCCGGCCGGCACGGATGATTCCGGCCTTTGCGGTAGCTCCCACGCGGACCGAGGCGGCGAGGCGTCCAGTCCGCTTGGGAGCCATGGCCGCGGCCACGGGGGCCACGGTGGAGGCTGCGTGGCGGTTCGCGGCCTTGAGGTCGGATAGGTCGGATCCGGCGCGCTTGAGCGTCGCGCGGAGGCGTCGCGCACCGTCGATCCGAACCCCGGCCACGGATCAGCCCTCGGGAGCTGCGGCGTAGTCCGCCGTGATCACTGGACGGCCGACCACGGGCAGCTCGAGCTCGGAGGTGTTGCGCTTCTTGACCTCCCCGCCGAGCGAGCCGGCTCGGATCACCACACGGCCCTTGGCCTGCAGCTTTCCGGCCTTGTCGGGCACGAACGTGAACGGGAGTTCCTCCCCGGAGTTGTCATAGAGCCACAGGTCGAGGGACTCGGCCGTGTAGTCCTGGTACTTGGTGAACGTGAGGGTCCACGTTTCGGTCTCGTCGCCGGGCACCTCGTCACCGGACAGGAGGCTGATCGGGTCGTCGGAGTCGAACTCGGGGGCGAGGGTGGCCTCGGAGACGGCCACGCCGAACTCCTTCGCGTCTGCTGCTTCGCCGAACGTGAGCAGGCCGGGGCCGAGCTTGGACAGTGCCATGGGTAATCACTCCCTGGTGGTGGTGGTGTCGAGGGTGAGGACGAGGCAGGGCCACGGGTCCCCGTGTGCCGGTTGCCATGTGGTGACGCGCGAGGTGTCGAGCGCCAGGGGCTCCACGAGCTGCTCGGCCAGAGCGTCCAGCTCGGGCCATGCGGTCAGCGGATCGGTGTCGGTCGAGATCACGAGGACCTCGAACGCGTGGACGGCGACGTGATAGGTCTCCCACGTGGTCGTGGGCGGACCGGCGAGGACCACGGGACGGCCGGCGCCGAGCGCGGCACCGGCCTCGGCCGGGTCCAGGGTGGTGAGCGCGTCGATCTGCACGGCCTCGAGAGCGCGTCCCACGTCCTCGATTACCTGCTGCGCGGCCTGATACCCGGTCATGCGATCACCGGGCCGAGCCATGGGGCGAGGACGGCACGGGCCGAGCGACTCGGGTCAAGCCCGACCCGCACCGTTTCCAGGGCACCCTCGGACTCGTACGTGGCGACCCCGTTACGGGCCTGCTGTCGCCAGTACAGGTCCGCGCCGGCCTCGACCATGGCGCGCTCGAGGATGGACTTCGGGACCTCACGCTGCCCGACGATCTGCGTCACGAGGTCGATCGCCTCGGTCGCACAGCTCTTCAGGTACGTCTCACGGTCGGCGCCGGCGCGGGTCGCGCCGACGTGTTGCGCGAGCCGCGTCGCGAGGGTCGCGGGATCCATGGATCAGTCCTCGGGCGGGGTGGTGGTGCCGGTGAAGGACACCGGGAGCAGCGCGCCGGGGTGCGGGGCGATGTGCGCGATGTACCCGTAGCAGGCGTAATCGCGGGACAGGTTGAGCACGCCGTCGGCCTGCAGCCAGAACGGGGCACCGGGCGACTCGAGGGTCTCGATCGCCACCGGGTCGTAGAACAGAGCGGTACCGGCAGCGGCGCCGTTGAGGACGGCCACGGGGATACGGAGCAGCTCACCGGACAGGCCGGGCAGGTTCGCGGTGCCGACCACGTTCACGCCGGTGGAGGACCCGGAGACGGTGAGCAGGGGCCGGCCGTCCGTGCCGGCCTCGGACGCCAGCCGCTTGAAAACATCGGCGGACACGGCGAGGGCCTGCAGGTCGTATCCGCGATCGTCGAGCAGCCCGGCGGAGTCCACGGCGGAGTCGATCCAGTCGAACGCGCCGAACGCGGCCGGTACCTCCACGTAGTCGGTGCCGGCGGTCCCGGCGAGCTTCGTCGCGGCCTGAGCCACGATGTAGGCCTTGGTTGCGGCCTCGGTCTGCCGGGCGTACTGCAGGGCGAACGCTTCGAACATGGTGGTCAGTGCCCATGCCTCGGACCGGTCGATCACCTGTCGGGCGACGGTCTCGGCACCACCGAACGTCCGCACGGGGGACGAGGCAGCCGTGACGGTGAACCCTGCACCCTTCGCGAGCTCTTCGAGCTGCTCCTCCTGCTCGGCCACGGTCGCCGTCGCGGTGGTCTTGATGTAGTCGACCGTCATCCCCTTGCGCGGCAGGCTGCGCGTGTTGAACCGGGAGAGCCACCGGCGACGCTCGGTGACCTTCTTGGACAGGTCACCGATGAAGCCGGGCGTGTTCACGAGGTGCGAGGGGATGTCCGACGTGGTGATGTCACGGTGCAGCAGCATCGCGACCTCGTGCCGGGGATCGCCCTCGGAGGTGATCGCCTGCACGTAGTCGCCGATCGTGGCGAACTGCTCGGCTCGGGCCGCGAGCATGTCGGCCGGCGTCGGGTCACCGGCGGACGCGACGCGACGGGTCACGTCCTCGATCGCGGCGCGGACCTCGGTCATGGTCTCGTCGTGCTCGGCACGGGTCACGAGGTCCTCGGTTGCGGTGGGCATGGTGTCCTCCTGGTGGGAGCGGTGGTGGTCGGTGGATCGGACGGACGCGATCTGAGCGCCCGCATACGCTGGGAACGGGACGAGGGAGTACTCCCGGACCTGTACGGACTCGTGGACGATCAGGGGACGCTCGTCGCCCTCGTCGTGTTCCTCGCGCCACTTCACGGGCACGAACCCCACGGACAGGCCACGGATCACGCCGTCCTGGGCGAGCGTGTGCGCCTCGTCCGCGGTGGAGGTGCGGGAGAGCGTGAGGGTGACCTCTCGGCCGGCGTCGATGTCCTTGGATGCCGTGACGCGACCGATCGGGTCGATGTGCCGGTAGTACGCGAGAGCTGCCGAGTCATCGGTGATCGCGCCCGGCTCGAACCGCTCCCGGAACCACGGGGTTTCGTACTCCTCCCCGTAGGGGACGCCGAGACCGGTCACGGTTCGGGCGCCGTCCTCCCTGGTCTCGGCGCGGAGCTGCATGCCGGTGAAGTCCCGGACGGCCAGACCGTCCGGCCCGGTGAGCTGCTCGGGCAGGGTCGCGGTCATGCGGTGACCTCCTGTGTGGGCCTGGACGCGGCGAGGTACTGCGCTACCTCGGCCCGTTGATCGGCGGTGAGCGGGTCGCGTCCCTCGAGGGCCCGGACCTCGGTCGGGGTGAGGAAACCGTGATCGATCGCCACGGCGTACCCGGCGTATCGGGACTCGGTATCGGTCCGGAGCAGGGCCTCCACGTTGAACTTGATCCGCTGCCCGTACGGGGATAGCTCGGTCAGTGCTTCCTCGATCTTGCGGAGGTACTGCATGAGCGTGAACC